TCGTTTCATAGACATAATGTATTCTCCATCACCTCTAAAATCTGCCATTCCTGTTGATTGACCAGTAATATCTCTTCTTGCAGATATATCAAAGTCTCCAGATTTAATAAAAGCATTAATAGATGTGGTGCCTGATGAATTGATTTGATCGGTTCCGGTTTCATGGGCATAGTAAGTTGATGCACCATATAAATTAGTTATACCTTGAATAGGAAAATTAGGTGTTGCTGTTCTATTATATTGTGTTGCATAAGGTAAATCAAATACCCCTTGATCAGCGTATGTACTTCTTGCTAATGAAGAAGTGGTCCAACAATTTTCTCCAAAATTAAATGTAACACATCGATCAATTTGTTCTGAACCTGATTTTGGATAGAACCAATTTATTTCATTATATAAAGAATTATGTTCTGCATAAACTACTTCTGCAGAATTATAATTAATACCCAAATTATTTCCAGTTGTGGTAAATACAAAATCTTCTACTAAACATGGTATGGCTTTTACTGTACCATCAAACATGAAGAATCCACCTTCACCGGACATCCAAAACACAATACCATTAGAATAACTCAATGCATGTTGACCAATCAATCCACAATTAGTACCAACTTGTTTAACTGAAAAAGTAAATGGTGGACCTACATATTGAATTACATATGCAGAACTATCTGTTAATACTAATGTATAATCTTTACCAGATACTGCTCCCATAATTTTATTACCTTTGTCTACTCTAAATGTACCTGCAGTATTGGTAGCTGTAGGAGTATAGGTATTATAATCTTCTTGATTCGAAAATCTTATAAACATTGGGTCTACTGTTGATGGATCACCAATCGTTGTTTCAGTTCCAAAATGAAATAAATGTCTATCTCTATCGGATACTTGAGTAAGTCTTGTTGAAGTTGGTGCACCAGACATTACCGTTGCTCTAGTTGTTCGTGGATTGGATGCTCCAGGATTCCATGTATATGTTTTACCATTGAATATAGTTGCAACTAATATTTGTCCAAAGTTATCCAAACTCCAGTTGCCTGGATCCAGAACCACGTCGCTTACTGTTCTTTCAGTGCCCCATGTTGAATCTCCCCAAAGATAAGTACCCCAACCATAACCTGCGGTTTGAAATACTGGACCTACTATTACATATGGAAGTATTTCTGCTGAACCGGTTCCTGAAGTAGTACCTGCAGAATTAGTTGGCATAGTAATTTCAAAAGTATTAGCTGTGACATTAGCAATTTCAAAAGTGTTGTCTTCAAAATCGGTTGTAGCGTATCCTGAACCGGTTGGTACCGTCACAGTATCAAATGTAACATATCTCCCATTAGATAATCCATGAGCATTTTTATTAACAGTAACTGTTGATGAACCGGTTGAAGCATCAAAATCAGCTCCAGTGATAGCTGTATCTAATGGAGTAATGTCATAAAAGTCATCTCCATAATATAAAAATAAACCTTGTGATGTACCTATCGCTGCATACTTTTCACCTGCTAAAGATGTCCAAGTATGTTGTGCCCGTGCAGCTCCTGGAAGAGTTTCAGATTGAGTAGTTAATTGATTCCAACCACCTATCTTTTCAGGTAGTCCGTATCTAAATCTAACAAAATCACCATCAACCCATTGAGACTCGGCTCCGGAATCAGTGACCATTTTGTTAAAACCAGGCTTGAAATTTAATTTTTGTAGCATATAACCTACTATATAATACTTATGAATATAATGAAAGCGAGAATAGTATGGTTCCCGGAACGGTTATCATACATAGATTTTGACTCATTGCAAGACAAAATAGACTGGGATCAGGACCATTTAAACAATGTTCGTAAATATATGAAAGAAGATGGTTTATTATTTCCGGCTGTATTTAAAGATGGTGAAATCCATTGTGGTCATTATCGATTTAAAATAGCAAAAGAAATGGGTTATGATGGTATTGATGCTTATAAAGTTAATACATTTAAAGATGTTTTGCATTTGACTAATTTTACTGAATTATGTTATAAGCATTATAAAGAATATAAAGATAAAAACTATGTATGAGTCATTAATAGAAGCAACTAAATTTCATGCAACTAATCAAGAACATTGGGTTGGTGAAGCATTAGCAGAATACAAACATAGTATTTATGAAATTATTAAAAATAATAATGTCAAAACCATATTAGATTATGGTTGTGGCAAAGCAAAATTTCATTCAATACTTTTTAATAATAAAAAAGTTCCAGGTTCTCCAATGGGTATTGATATTACTAAATATGATCCAGCTGTTGCACAATATGCAAATAAACCTACCGGAACTTATGATTTAATTTTATGTATTGATGTCATGGAACATGTTCAAGAAGATAAAGTTGAAGAAGTTCTAAAAGATATCTTTAGTTATGGTAATAAAGTATTTTTAACTATTACTTGTTATCCAGCCACTCAAATTTTACTCAATGGTAAAAACGCACATTATACTATTAAAGAACCTAATTGGTGGAAAGAAAAATTAAAACCTTATGATGGAAGTTATACTACAATATTTCAAACTATGCCAGATAGAGGTGGTAAAGTAGTTAATAAGGAAGAATGGAAACCTAATTCAATTACTATAAAAAAATTAGAAAAAAATGATAAAACATTAGATGAAACTCAAAAAGAAAAAGCACAATTATTATGATTGAAAGAAAAGTTAATATAACAAATTTTATAGGTGTATATGATAACTATATTTTACCAAGTATGTGTAAAGAAGCTATTGATTTATTTGAAATAGAAAATAAATTTAAAAAAACTCTAAATAGAATAGATAGTGAAAACACTAATCCTTTATTAAAACAAGATCAACAATATACTTTAGGATCTGGTAATATAGATATTTGGTGGGAAGAATTAAAACCAATTATATTAAATTTTGAGGTTGCCGTTAAACATTATTTTGAAAATACAGGAATAACACAAGCTTATGGTCAGCAAGAAGAAGGTCTTTATTTTAAGCCCATTAAAATTCAAAAAACTTTACCCACAGAAGGATATCATATTTGGCATGTAGAACACGGCAGAGGTTTTGATGTTGAACCACGAGCAATTGCTTATTCTATATATTTAAATGATGTAAAAGAAGGTGGAGAAACAGAATTTTTACATTTTTCAAAAAGAGTGCAACCTAAAACAGGTCGAATAGTTATTTGGCCTGCTGGTTTTCCATACGTTCATAGAGGAAATCCTCCTTTATCTGGAGAAAAATATATTTTAACATCTTGGATGACTTTAAGATAGAATGGACCACACAGAAACAATTTTAGAATTTAAAAATTGTATTAATTTAAAATTTATAGAAAAAATAATTTTTTTAATAAATAAGAAAGCTAATTTTAATTTAAAAACAGCAGGTGGTATAAATAAAGATGTTAGAAACGTAAAAGGTTATCATTTAAATTTTGAAACACCTACTAATCTTTTTTATTGGAATTTTATAAAACAGGAAATTGAAAGATTGTATTTATTATACAAAGCTAAATTTCCTAAAATGGCAAGTAATAAAATTAATCAAATAGATTTATTAAAATATAATGTGGGTGGAAAGTATGAGATACATACGGATCATTTTACAACAGCTTTAAGACATTTAAGTATTATAATGAATTTAAATGATGATTATGAAGGTGGAGATTTAATATTTACAGATCAAAAAAACAAAGAAATTAAAAGATTAAAATTAGGCAAAGGATCTATTGTATTTTTTCCAAGTAATTTTATATACCCTCATGGTATTGAACCAATTACAAAAGGAACAAGGTATAGTGTTGTTGCATGGTTGCAGTAAAATATAAATTAATTAAAAATTTTTTTAATCAAGATGAATTAAAAATTTTAGATAAATATTGTTATAATAAATTGGATCACAATAAAGATTATGTAATAGATGATCAATCTTTCTCTCCTGCATGGTATAATGACCCATTAATGAATGGATTACTTGATTTAAAATTACCATTAGTTGAAAAAGAATCTACTTTAAATTTATCTCCAACATATGCATATTGGAGATATTATGTATTTGGTGCAACTTTAGCTAAACATATTGATAGACCTGCATGCGAAATATCTGTTACAGCCTGTATTAAAAAATTTGATAATTGGCCAATTGTTGTTGAGGGGACTGAATTTGAATTAGAAGAAGGCGATGCAGTATTATATGCGGGCTGTGATCAAAAACATTGGAGACCTGGTACTTATAAAGGTGAAGGAATGGCTCAAGTATTTTTTCATTATGTAAATAAATTAGGTCCTAATAAAGACCATGCTTAC